CATTGATGCCATCTGTCAGTATTGTGAAATTAATGGTGTTGAGGTAGAATCGGTAACGAAACTAATTTCTAAACCTCTCAAAGAAAAATTGAAGTGGGACGCAACACGTCTTAACTTCATGAAACGAACTTCTAGAGCAAAACTTCCTTTATGACCGTGACTCCCTTTGAAACTTATCAACATTATTTGTCACTAAAAAATCATTTCACAAATCCAAAATACGACTTCTTTAAGTACGGAGCGAAGACCCGCGCCAGTATTACCTCTTTCAATAAACGAAAGGATAAATACTGGTTCGAAAAGACTTCGCGCAAGTATTCTGATAAAGAAGTCGTAGATTTTTTAGTATCCAATTTCACTGCCACCGATAACCCGCAAAACCTATGGATTGGAGAAATTATCAATTCTGGAGAAAGAAATTATTACGATTGGATAAGACGCCAACAGAGTTTGACCTACTTATTCAAAGAACAAAGCAACGAATTGCTATCGGAGAACAAGTTAGAGAGTTTGTTCAATTGTACCAAAGGTCACCCACTGATACTGAAAAAGTATCTAAGCGGGACCGTATCATTAGAAACTTTAACAATCTTCGACAAAATATTCCATTTCTCAAAAAACTTTGATAAAAATTTAGATGATCCAGTGTGGGAAACCGTCAGTTTAAAGATAAAGAAATATTCCCCTTTTCTAAATATTGATATGTTTAATTACAAAAAGATATTAAGGGGTATAATTAATGAGTGAATTTTTCGATTCGGAATTTGTAAAAGAAGAACTGGAAGAGATAAATCGTCTTCAGGAAGAAATATATGGAACTATTTTTACCTTTGGTACAATGTCTCGTGAAGAGAAATTAAATCATGTTGAAAAGTTAAAAACTCTTTTAGAAAAACAAAGAATAATGTACACTCGTATGTCATTATCAGATGATCCACAGGCTGTAAAGACTAAAGAGAAACTTCAAAAATCTGCAGAGATGATGGGTTTTACATCCACGTCAGACCTTAATAAGGTATTCGATTCTATGGATGCAACCATAGACTCTCTTGTCTCATACTTAGATTCAGAATTCTAAACTCCAGGGCTTGACATCCCTGTATGGGTCTCCTATACTAAAGAAGTCGAACATCCGACAAATCCAATTTATCCAACGAAATCCTAATGTCTTTCGCAGATCTTAAAAAGCAATCCAAACTAGGTTCCTTAACCGCCAAATTGGCAAAGGAAGTCGAAAAAATGAATAACTCTGGTAACAACGCTGATGAGCGTCAGTGGAAACTGGAGTGTGATAAAGGCGGTAATGGTTATGCCGTCATCCGTTTCCTACCCGCACCCAATGGCGAAGACCTGCCATTCGCAAAAGTTTATTCCCATGCTTTCCAAGGTACTGGTGGTTGGTTGATCGACAACTGCCTTACCAGTCTCAATCAGAAGTGCCCTATCTGTGAGCACAACTCTGGTCTTTGGAACAACGGTACCGATGCTGGTAAGGATGCTGCACGTAAGCAGAAGCGTAAACTAACCTACATTGCTAACATCTATGTTGTAAAGGATCCGGCAAATCCTGAGAACGAAGGTAAAGTCTTCCTGTATAAGTTCGGCAAGAAGATCTTTGACAAAATCACTGCGGCAATGCAACCCGAGTTTGAAGATGAAGAAGCAATCGATCCCTTCGACTTCTGGGGTGGTGCTAACTTCAAACTGAAGGCAAAGAACGTTGCTGGTTATCGTAACTACGACTCTTCTGAGTTCGCACGCCCTGATGCACTTCTGGACGACGATGATGCCATGGAAGCAATCTGGAAAAAAGAGTACTCTCTTGCAGAATTCCTTGATCCTAGTCAGTTCAAGACCTATGACGAACTGAAGAAGCGTCTTGATTATACTCTTGGACTGAAGGGTACTCCTAAGTTCCAAGACGAAGAATCTGTCATGGAAGAAGAAGAGTTCCGTCAGCAGAATCGTGCTGAGTCTTCACCTTCTGTTCCCCAGTCAATGCGTGATGAACTGAGCAGTCTCTCTTCCAGTTCTTCTGATGACGAGGACGATGATGCTATGTCCTACTTCGCACGACTTGCCGAAGAGTGAAGTATAATCAAATCTGCTTGACTCTTCTTGTAGTTGCAGCATATGTTAATTTACTTCTAAAATGAAGACTGATTACACAATAGACCGTGTAAGCAAATCCGAAGCCGCAGAGTTACTTCTGCGGTTTCATTATCTTAAGGATATATCAAAAGGTTTTAAATCTGGTTATAATTATGGTCTATACAAGAATAATGACTTTTCACCTCTAAATATTGGAGGCATACAGGGAGTTTGTATCTTTACTGGACTCCCTGTCCCAGAAATTGCAAAAGGCGCATTTGGACTAGAACGTAATGAGCAACAAGGACTCTTCGAACTCTCACGACTCTGCATCCACCCCGATACTCAGGAACGAGAGTATAATATCACTTCTTGGTTCGTTTCAAAAGCGATTAAGAGACTTAGAAAAGACACAGAAGTCAAAGCAATCATCTCATATGCTGATAGCGACTATCATCACGGTACAATTTATAGGGCTTGCAACTTTAGGTATTGCGGTCTATCAGAACCAAAGAAAGATTTCTACTTTGCAGATGGCACCAAGCATTCCCGAGGTTCTGTTAAAGGGTGCGATGGAGAATGGAAAGATCGCTCCCGCAAACACAGGTATGTGATGGTCTTTGATAAGAATCTCGACCTATTGTGGTGATGTATTTCTAGTATTCTCCGTTGCAGCAAGTCTCTTGTTAATGTATTGAGAAGACTTTTCATAATTCATAATTCTTCTCATATCATTGAGATATAGTTGAAGATACTCTGGTTTTAGAATGTAAATAAGTCTCTTATCGTTATTTACTCTTGTTTCATATTCATAGTTCGTAATTCCAGTTACTGGATTCAAGTTTAATGTAGTATTATCTGGGTTTGGAATTGTAAAGTTTGAGTCAACAATTTTACCTTTAGGAAGAACAAGTCTTCCAGATGAATCTTTTACTTCAGTTGTCTCATAAAAACGAATTGCGTTCAAATCATTTCCATACTTATTATCAGCATAACGATAAAGGTCATAGTCAGAGAGTGGCCATTGGTCATGCAGGTTAATAATACCAGCAGACATCATAACAACCCAATCTAGATCATTAGACCCGTACAAATCCTCAGCGATTGTATCGGGTCTTTCTCCTTGTCCAATCTCATACTTATTAAAGAGAGTAAAAACGTTCTGTAAGTCATCACGAAGTTTTACTCGTCTGAATAAGTTTTTAATACGCACATACTCTGTGGAAGAGGTGCGGGTAGAAAGTGGTGACTGATAGTATAAGTCTGGTAGTTCTCTGAAATAACTCATTTTAGTATCCTACTGAGAGATCGCCTTTATTTTCAAGATCTTGATAATCTTCGAAGTAGACTGGATTGAGTTCTTTGAATGTCAAGTCCATTCTCATGTGTGTTGGTGTACCATCATGAAATGTTGAATAGGTATTAGACCCAGTATAGACAACATTGACACTTGTGAGTGCCATTGGTAAAAATGTATTCAGGAAAGGATGTTTTTTGTTTCCTTTCATATAAGTCAGTTCGAAAACATCAGGTGCAGAAATAAAGATACCAGATGTACCCGTTTTTCTTGCACTCATTGATTTTTTCAAAGTTCTAATGATTCTCTTTACTTGGTCTGCCTCTTTGAGATTTCTTGGGAAAAATTCGAATGAGAATGGGAAAGTCCTTATATTTACACCTTCAAATAACAGTTCAAGATTTGGATTAAAGACTTGACCAGTTGCTCTCGAAATAAGTTGAGAACCACTAACATTTCCACCAATAGTACCAACTGCCTTTCCAGAAATTGATGCTATTAATGCTTGTCTCATTTGTTCATTATTACCAATCAGTTTTCCAATTTCTCCTATTTGAGTAAATGTTTCAAGAGCACCTTCAAGACCATTTTCAAGTACATTGGAAGTTGCAGCGACACCAAATGCTTCAATTGCACTTAATGTAGAATCACCCCAAGAAACAGAAGTATTATCAGATAACTGTTGTGGAATTGGTAGATATATTGTATGTTTTGGGTCTTTTAAAGAACTTTGATTAGAACTAGTTCCAGTCTGCAACCTAAAATTTTCGTCTATCGTTTCTCTTGTTTCTGTTGTTTCTTTACCATCTTTAATATTTTTTGTTGTTCCTGTTGTTACCACGTCATTTAAATTTAATTTTGGTGGTTTATACTCAGCAATTCGAATTCTCAAGTAGTCAGTATTGTCATTCAACATTGCATAAGGATATCTAAGGAGGGCATCATTCTTATCAACACCATTCCTTTTCGTAGTGGGAGGATTTTTTTCGCCACTGCGAGTATTAGTATTATTTCTTATTTCTTTCGGATGCAGATCGTTGTGGGGCATTATCCGTTTTTTATCTATTTAGACGAATGTTAGCAAAATTCAAAGCATTTAGATCTTTCACTTCTGCTGGATAAACTTCATAAAGACCACCAGCAACTTCACTCCAAGTGTATTGTCTCATTTGACGCCAGTGAAAGTTTTCCCCACGAAATCCCCAAGGAAAGATATCAGTTACAGCAACAAAAGGATTTTGGTCATAGTTTATCATAGGCGTCTTGGCATTATACACAAAAATGTATAACTTACCAGGTTGAACGGATTGTTTTGAAATCTCAGATTGTTTCAGGGTTTCCATCAATTCAACCATAATATCATCAGGGTCTTCAATACCAATCAGGTCATTTACTATTCCACGAATACGATTACGATTAGTATCAGTATCTGTTGGTCTTTTAGTTTTTTGTTGAGCGACCTTTTTTCTAGGCATTATTTGATACCTAATTCTTTTTCTGTAAAGACCTTAAATTCAAATCCTCTATCCAAACACCATTCTCTTGCTGCTTCCCACTTTGCTTGATTTCTAGCATATTCATAAACCTCACGCAGATAACCTTTGGTTTGACTCTTTGGTTTCTCTGGTGGTAAAGTTTGTCTTTGAGGTTTGATTTCAATAATATACTTTTTTACCTTTCCATTTGCTTCCTGGACTTTGATATAAAAATCTGGGAAATATCGATGTGCTTTATTATCTACTGGAGACTTATACCACACAAACATTTCCTCACTACCCCATTCCAAGATACTTGGTGTCATGTCACAATATCTCATAAACTTACGCTCCCATAGAGAGCGATAGATGATATTCTGAGAATTACCGATGTATTTTTTGGGGTATGATGGTTGATATTTTCCTTTATATGCCATCTAAATACTTAATAATGTAAGACTCGTATAAGGTATTTAGAGTGGTAAGACCCCGTAGAATATCTGATTTCAAACCAACATTAACAAATCTAGCGCAGACATCTCACTACCAGGTGATATTTGCTGGACTTCCACTTCCATTGAGACAGCACCTAAATGTGCGTGGAGTTGGATATCGATTCATTACGGAAACTTCAGGTCTTCTTTGCTATTCTGCAGTATTACCTGGAAGCAGATTGGCTACTGCTGATATTGTTGGAAACTTTATGGGTGTGTCTGAGAAGATGGCACACACTAGACTATTCACACAGATTCAGTTGGAATTTTATGTTGATAACGAATACAAGACACTAAAATTCTTAGACCACTGGATGGAATTTATTGGTAATGCTTCCGGACAGAGACAGGGTGATGCTGGATACTATTATAGAATGGAGTATCCAGATTCTTATAAGTCAAATCAAACAAGGATTATCAAGTTTGATAGAGACTATAATGAGGAAATAGAATATACTTTCTATGGAATGTTTCCGATTGATTTGTCTTCAACACCTGTCAAGTATGAAAACTCTGATGTGTTAAAAGCAACTGCAACATTTAGTTTCGACAGATACATTGCTGGTAAGTTTGATAGTTATTCTATTCGTAGAGGTGTCGATAATAATAAAGAGACTGAAAATAAAAATTTCTCTTCTGGGACTAGAAAAAATAGTGACAATTTACCAGTAGATGGAACAACAGGAGTAGGACCATTCGAAGGTCTTTATAATTATGATTCTTTACCATCGAATTTTAATCTCAGAGGTGTATTTCCAGGATCATTTGAAATTAATCCTGGAGATGAATCTGAAAGAGCATAATAAATAATCATATCTGAAATCTTTGGGTCGTTATGCCTTTACCAAAAATCTCTACGCCAACATATGAGTTGGAATTACCTTCGACTGGGAAAAAAATTAAGTATAGACCTTTCCTAGTCAAAGAAGAAAAAATTCTCATCATCGCAATGGAAAGTGAGGATGAGAAGCAAATTACAAATGCAATTAAGGAAGTTATTTCAAATTGCATTATGAGTCGTGGTATCAAGGTAGAACAACTCTCGACCTTTGATATTGAATATCTTTTCCTCAACATCAGAGGCAAGTCTGTTGGTGAAGAGGTAGAAGTGATGGTAACTTGTCCTGATGATGGAGTTACGCAAATTCCTACTACTATCAACCTAGATGATATTAAAGTCCAGAAGGGTGAAAATCATACCAGAGACATTAAACTTGATGATGAGTTGATTCTTCGTATGAAGTATCCATCTCTTAACGAATTTATTAAAAATAACTTTAGTTCTGAAGAGATTAGTGTTGATAATACTTTTGATTTGATTTCCTCTTGCGTTGAACAAGTGTATTCCGAAGAGGAATCATGGGCTGCTGCGGACTGCACTAAAAAGGAATTGAAAGAATTTTTGGAGCAGTTGAGTTCCAAACAATTCAAAGAAATTGAAACCTTCTTTGAAACTATGCCTAAACTTTCTCATACAGTTACTGTTAAAAATCCAAAGACTGGTGTTGAAAGTGATATTGTCCTGGAGGGATTGACTGCTTTTTTCGGGTGAGTATGGCTCATGAAGACCTTGAGTCATACTATAAAGTCAATTTTGCCTTGATTCAGCATCATAAATATTCATTGACAGAACTTGAAAATATGATTCCTTGGGAAAGAGAAGTTTATCTTACTCTTCTCCAACAATACATTGAAGAAGAGAATCTAAAACAAAGACAAGCAGAATTAAATGGCTGAGCCAATTAGAGGCAGAATATCACCATATACCCTTTTAGGTCGCACTCCACAGGAAAGAGTGCAACAGGCAGATAATGCTGATACTACTGCTGCACTCAGACAAAATCAACTTGCGCTTGCGAATGTAAATAATTCTCTGTCAAGAATTGCACAGCAAGTTAGTATACTTTCAGTATCTCTTCAAGGTATTGGTACTCAAATTAGAGAGTCTTCTGCTATTGAGAATTTAAA